CCCAACCGGGGCGGCGGCAACGTCGCCCCACCAATCGTATGGAGTAGCATTATGCCTAACCCTTTCCGCAAGACGACCTGTGTCGAGAAGCCCTACGCAATCTACCGTGCCGGCCCGATGGAGTGGCGCATCCTCAAGACCTACAAGATGCCCGCCAACGAGGCGAAGGATGCCTACGCGCGCTGGTTCGTAGCCGCCAAGTCGCCCGCTACCTACGGCTCGTGGGAGCTTGGCGACACCTACGCACAGGAGGTCAAGCGCTACGGCCAGCTCATCGACTGCACCAAGGAGTGGATGGAGCACTACTGCACAGAAGAATGGAGGAAACACTATGGATAACGGCGTCATCTACAACGGGCCCAGCCGCTACGACGGCGAGCCCATCATAGCCGTCGCAACCTACAGCAACCGCAACCGCAAGACCGGGGCGGTGCTGCAGACCTACATCCTGCCCCGTGACATCAACCCGCTCGAGGCCAGCAAGACCGGCGCCGACGTGTCGATCTGCGGTGACTGCAACCTGCGCGGCTACCCGACCACGGACCCAGCCCGCAAGCAAGCGGTGCAGCGTCGGTGCTACGTCAACCTCGGGCAGGGGCCGCTCATCGTGTGGCGCAGCTTCCAGCGTGGCGTCTACCCCGACGCAAGCACGGCGCTCGACCGCAACGTGCTCGGCCACAAGCGCATGGTGCGCATCGGCACATACGGTGATCCGGCTGCGGTGCCCGACCACGTATGGGAGGAGCTGATCCACGAGGCCAAAGCGTGGACAGCCTACACCCACAGCAAGGGGTGGCGACCGGACATCGCAATGCAGTCGGTCGACAACTACGGCCAAGCCTGGGACCAGTGGCGACGTGGCAACCGCACGTTCCGCATCATCACAGGTATCGAGCGCATCGACGCCGCGCACGAGGTTCTCTGCCCAGCATCCAAGGAGGCAGGACGCCGAGTGCAATGCGCCGACTGCAAACTCTGCGCCGGTAGCGTCAACGCCAAGTCGATCGCGATCGTCGAGCACTAACCCAATCGCCGGGGGCTTCGGTCCGGAGCCAGGCCCTCACACCGGGGGCCTGGCTTCAACCTCGTTCAGAAAACGGCGCTCGCTCCGCTCGCAAGCCTATGGGCTAGGGCCTTCGGCCCGGGAGGAGGAGCGGCGCTGAAAGCCGCAGGGCTCGAGGACCACGGCGCGGAAGGCCGCAGGGCTTGTGATCACAAATCCTGGGCCCCGTGATCACAAACCAAGCGCAGATGATCGAGCGCCGAAAGCCGCAGGGCTTGGAACATGGACCCCGGATCACGGCCCGACCATACTTCACCGAGAATCAAGGTGCTTTTTTGTATGACAGGGCGCAAAATATGTATTGACTTTTGCCTCGGGGCTCGGACCAAGACGAAACTCAACCCGTTGGTTAAGTAATGCCTGCTGTGCCACGCACGCTGAGAATCACGCAAAAAATCCGCCGAATATATTATATCAAATCCGCCAGCGGCCGGTTCTTCAGGGTTATCCATTGGTTTCAAGGACTTAACCTTCAGCTCGATCCAGAGATCGAGGCCATCCCACATCAGGTGCAGATCAGGGACGCCGCCGCCGTGCCGGTTCTCAAGCCTCGTCGCTGCGCACCTCTTCGGAAGCTTCGTCCGCAGAGAGTTCCAGAAGTTTGCCTCGGGGCCCTTGCTCATCGGTCACGTCCTCGTACTCGGCATCGATGATCGCCGCTGCCTGCGGGTATTTCTTCTGCAGCTCGGCGAGGCGCTGCACGATCTGGTCTCGGGTCATCTGGTCGATGGTGTTGACCGTCTCTCTCCGATCCGTAGTGAGCCCACCAAGGGCCGACCTGATCTTCTCGGCGTTGATGGCAGCGGAATACTGACCTGCCTCCTCAGCGCCCCGTGAGAGCTGGTCAAAGCGGGCGAGCTGGCCCATCAGCGTGACACCGTAGCGCCGCTCCCTCTGCTCCCGCAACTCGGCGAGATACTCGGACACATGCGGGTATCGCTCGGGGTCGAGAAGATACCGGCCAACATGGGCGGCGCTGCTCTCGGCGTAGCCAGCCATGACAGCGCACTGCTTGTTGCTGTACTTGCCCTCCATGTAGTACTCGGCAAACTTTTTCTGCCGCTGGCTCAGCGTGCGGCCCGTCGCCTCTTCGATGTCCAGCTCAAGCTTGGTTTTGTGGTGTCGGATGGCCCGACCACCCTTCTTCGGCGCTTGCGCCATGTCTTCCTCCGGTGCTGTTTCGAGGCCTACAATATATCAACAACCCGACTTTGCCTATATAGGGGTTTTTCCTTCAGAAACCTGCCAGATTTCACGGAAGGGGGGTCTAAAAAAGTCCATTGGCGGGGCAAAACAGGGGGTGAGGACAAATGAAGTGTACTCTGAGGACGCTATCCAAAGGATGGGTTGTACTCATGGTGTGGGACACAATCGCTAGAGAAAACAACCACTTACGAGAGATATCTTTCGGATGATGACAGTGAGGACGCGAAAAAAGTTTCAGAAAAAATTGCGCCGACAACCTCAAGCAAATCCACCTACTATAGAAAACTCGGGAGCAGCACCCAGGTCCAAGACCCAATCCCCCAGGTCCAAGGTCCAAGACCCCCGCTCCAATCCCCCTTGACCCCACAAGCTGCTTGTAGTATCACGAACCCACGACCTAGCATGTATCCAAGGAGAGAACCAATGACCGAGGACCACAAGGAACTGATTGAGTGGCTCGATGAGATCGAGCGTGGTGTGCATCGTGTGTACACGGTGCTGTGGATTACGACAGGCCTGATCTTTGGCCTGCTGTGCCTGTTGATTATGGTGGTGACCCAATGACCGAGAACCAAGAACCTTTGACCAAGCAACTTGAGCGGCTGGCGATACGCGCCGAGACCTCGAAGACCTACGTTCAGGAGTTTCGCATGATGCGCGCGGAGGGCGTGGCTGACCTGATCTACGAGGCGATGTTTCGGATAGAGGAACTGGAGGAGAAGGACCAATGACCGAGATCGTAGCAATCTTCACCGTCAACCTGCGGGCTTATCTCAAGGAGCACGAGGAGCAGGGGCGCACGTTCACCGACGTGTGCCGTGAGGGGCCTTTCCCGAAGGGCACCCTCGGCACGCTGACCTCGGGGCGGGTGGACAACCCGACCTACAACACGGCGTTCAAGCTGGCGCATGCGCTGTGGGTTCCGATGGAGGCGTTTGCCGTGCGGACCAAGGCCGAGCGGCAGAGTTACATCATGAGCATCCGCTATCGTTACAAGGAACGGCGGATGATGCAGGCGATTTATGGAGAGAAGGCATGACCAAGGTTCGAGTGAAGAAGCTGGACTGGAAAGACGAGACCGCCAAGTACAGCTACCCGCACCGCTACAGGGCAGAGACGCCTTGCGGGTCGGGCGATTACAGCGTGGCTGGTAGCAAGTCCAAGGACGAGTGGCAGTGGTTCCGCAATGGCAACTTCGTTGCTGGACATTATGGGCACAAGCCCATGCCTTTGGAGGAGGCGATGCAGTGCGCGCAGAACGATTACGAGCGGCGTGTTTTAGCGGGAGTGGATGCATGATGAACCGGACACGCCAAGAACGCCTGCACGCGCTGGCCGATCAAATGATGCGGATCGGCGCCTTCGACGAGATCGTGGTGCTCAACCTCGAAGAAGCACTCGAAGACACGTTGGCCGAGATCGAGAAGATCCCGCAGCACAACCGCTCGGCGGCGGCGCAGGCAGACTTGCTGCACAACATCGACGTTGGCATGGCTCTGGTCACCTGCGCCCGGTATTTCTCGGGCAAGCAGTATACCGAAGAAGCCGCGATCCTGAACGCCGAGCTGGAAGACGCGAAGGAGTGGACGGATGGGTAAGTACTGCATCGACCACACCGGCAAGAGGGTGCGGGTGCCGGAGCGTGGGCCGACATGGAAGATGCGTGCCATGGAGCGGGGGTGGACACCCAAGGAGCGGCTGGGCTTGGCTCAGAAGAAGTCCGAGGTCCAACGCCCGAAGGCCAAGATCACCCTGCCCCGTGAGCCGTGGGCGAAGAGAGGAGAGAAGTGATGAGCCACTGGCACTATCAACTGATGCGTCACAAGTTGGCGCGACCGAACCCTGTGGACGGTGAATACTATTACGCCATCCACGAACTCTACGAGATGGACGATGGCCCTGCATGGACAGACGAGCCTGTGCAAGTCACAGGAAACAGCGTCGAGGATGTGCAGAAGGCTCTGATGTTGATGCTCAAGGACATCAAGAAGCATGGGGTGAAGGACTATGAGTGATGATCTGGTGAAGCGGCTGCGTGACCCGGCGTTTGGCACGGAAACGACAGAGCGAAACTTGATGAACACAGCAGCCAACCGCATCGAGGAACTGGAGGCCGAGCGGGATGACTATGCCTTCAAGTGGGCTGAGGCGAACAACACCTATAGCGAGATGCACGTTGCCCTGAGCGA